CAACAACTCCGATATGCCGCTGCGCCGGCACCCGGTCGAGGTCGCGCTCGGCGATACCTCGACCTGGGCCGGACCGCCGATCGCCGGCCGCGTCTGTGTCTTTCTCGACGGGCTCGAGGTCCCGGCCTCGATCTCGGCCGGGATGGGATTGGCCGGTCCGTGCTACGCCTGGATCATCGTCAGCGAGCTCGCCCCGGGGGCGAGTCTGACCTACGACGTCGTCTGGAACGGGGCGACGGCGGCCAAGGTTTTGAGTGGGCCCGACATCCCGGCGTTTGACACCTCGAGCTATCGCGGCGTGAGCTCGGCGGTGGCCGTCAATCGCCTCTATGTCGCCGGCACGCCGTGGGATCTCGATCAGTTCACCGGCGGCGAGGTCACGATCATCACCGGCACCGGCGCCGGGCAAACCCGCAGTGTGGTCTCGCAGCCGGTCGCGAACATGCTCGCGATCTCGCCCAACTGGACGGTCCAACCGCCGGCCGGCTCGACCTTCCTCGTCCGCCAGAGCAGCAACACCTCGTGGAATTACCGCGTGCGCCAAACCGAGCACGCCGGGGCCGGTGACCGCCGCGGCCTGTGGTACCTCAACCGTGGTCAAACCAAACCGAGCATGGCCGTCTTTGATGTGCCCGGCGGCTGGTACCGGCTCCTGCGCTACGACAACAACGACGAGAAGAACCAATCGCGCTGGGTCGGGATCGTGCCCGAGGGCGGCAGCGCCGACGCCGATTACTACGCCCTGCTCGACGCCGATCGCACGGCCCAGGGCTGGACCAAACTGCCAGAGGAGGGCCAGGGCGATAGCGTCGGTTTGTCCTGCCCGATCACGATTACCGGCTGGCGTTTTGATTGGGTCTTTCGCAATCCCAACGGCATTGCCCGCGCCCAGTTCGGGGCGCGCGAGAGCGGGGCCGAGGATTGGGAGCTCTTCATCGACAACGCCGACATCTATCAAACCCTGACCCCGCAAACGCCGCAGGATCTGACCTTCACCGCCGATATGCGCCATTTGATCGCCACGCTCGGTCCGAGCAACGAGGAGGAGATTCCGGTCAGCTTAATCCGCGACCAGGGCAGCCGCACCGGCGGCGGCACGATCACGCTCTTTGACGACTCGAAATCGTGGCAGCCGGGGCAGTGGCGCGGGGCCAAGGTGCGGATCGTCGACGGCACGGGCGCCGGCCAGGCGCGCACGGTCCAGGACAACTCGAGCGTCGCCCTGACCTTGACCTCGGCCTGGGGCACGATCCCGAGCGACGACAGCCGCTATGAGGTCGTCAACAAAGTCCTCATCGCGACGCTCCGCACCGGTACGACCTGGCAGGTGCGGCTCAGCGGGACGGGGCTCTCGGTCTCAGCGGTCGCCGGCGAGACCGCGATCTTCGCCCAGAAACGGTCGTTCTTCCTCTCCCAGGTGGAGACGCTCGCGTTCCCCTATCAGGAGATCCGGATCGGGCTCGACGGCCGCCGGGTGTTCTTAACGGACACCGAGGAGCTGCGCATCGACGGCCGCTCGCGGCGGGCACTGATCTATCAGGCCGGGACGAACGTGCTCAAAGGCGACGCCACCAGCGGGGTGCGCGTCAACGACGTCGTCAGCGCCGATACGGGCTATTACGCGCCGGAGTGGCTCCCGGTCTTCGCCGTTCCCGCCGACACGGCGACCGCGACCCTGATCCTGCCGAACCAAGCGACTGACGTCACCGTGGCCCTCGGGGCGCACCTCACGGAGGGCTGGTATGCCTAAGACCTTGCCGCGCTACGAAACCCTCGACGAGTACCCGGTCGAGGACAAGAACGATCTGAACGCGTGGGTTGAGGCGGTCCTGCCGGAGACGGCCGGCGAGCTGATCACCGGCGGCGGTCCCGGCGTGTTGCCGATGCGGGTGCCGCCTGGTCCCGGCGGCATGGTGCTGGCGATGCGGCCGGCCGCCGACGGCCTGACCTGGGTGGCGCCGGCCGGGCAGCCGGTGAATATCACGAGCGCGCCCTATAACTGCATCGGCGATGGCCTCACCGACAACACCACGGGGATGCGCGCCGCCTTCGCCGACGCCGACGCCAATAATCTGCCGGTGATCATCCCGCCGGGGACGTATATCACCGACACCATTGACTACAAGATGCAATCGTTTTTCGGCACGCAGATGAACCTGTGCGTGATCAAAGGCGTGCCGGGCAAGGACATCTTCAACGTCAATCCCGGCATCGGCCAGTTTTACCGCCAGGGCGGCACGGTCCACGACATCACCCTCATGCTCGACGATTCCGTCGACGCCGCCGCCAGCTTTCCCAACCGCAACGGGGTCGGCAACGCCTGCTATGCCAACGATTACAACGACAAGCTCCTGCCGGCGCCGCCGAGCGCGATCAACTGGCAGTACTACAACTGGCAATTCACGAGTGCGAGTCAAACCGTCGGCGGCAAAAACAATAGCGCCGGGATCTACACGCAAAGCAATCACTTCAGTCAATATCGGATGAACGGGATCTGTATCAGCTATCTGAAGTGGGGCTGGAAGGACCACTATCCTAATCTCAATTTCACGCCCTATGTGACCAGCTTCAGCCGCGATCACCCGCAGGTGAATTTCCTCCATTTCCTGCGCAACGGCTACCAGTGGACGGCCTACGGCTGGGGCGTGGGCGAGGTCAGCAACGTCATGTTCCACGGCGGGCCGAGCATCGTCGATCTCGACTGTGACTGGAACTACATGCACATCGCCGGGGTCGAAATGGTGGGCAATGCGCCGAGCCTCAACTGGCTGCAATCGACGCGCAACTACAAGAACGAGTACACGGCGTTCACCCTGAGCTGCAACGGCAAGATGCTCTGGAACGAGAGCGAGAGCATTTTCCGAGGGAACATCAACTTTCCCTCGAACCCGCTCCCCTGGCTCCAGGTGAACGGCGATTACAATGAGTTTTATCTGACCACGGTCGATGCGGCCCAGACGAACTACGGCTTTGATTTCGTCGATGACCGCGGGCGGGGCAACCAGTTCTGGGCCGGACGCACGCCCTCGAGCTCGATCCCCCACAACCGCCAGGCGATGACGCCGCAGGGCAACCGCGTGGCCCGCAACCGCGACAGCGCCTCGGCCCTGCTCGGCATCGTCGATCCGATGTTCCTGAGCGGCACCGATCTCTTGATCAGCGGCCGGGATATGAAGCTGACCGCCAACCAGGGCACTGGCTGGGACATCATCTTTGACGCCACCGCCGATTTTCGGGCGTTTTTTCGCCGGCTTTCCACCGCGATCACGTTCGATAACAATCACCTGAATGGGATCGACGGCTTTAAGATCGGCCAATTCCTGCCGCCGGCCCGGGTCCGGGTCTACATCAAGCAGAAAGCGGATGTCGCCGGCAACCTCACCTGGACGCTGCAGGCGCCGAGCGGCACGTCGAGGGGGAGCGGCGTCATCGCCGCCGCGGTCGGAACCTGGACGGTCGGGTATCTTGACGCCGACCTGACCGGAGTCGCTGCGGGGACGGCGTTACGCCTGACCACGAGTGTGCTCGCCGGGGCGGCCGCGATCGACATCGCCTGGATCATGTTCCGGCCGTGGGCGAAGGACGCGCTCGTCAGCGAGAGCGCCTGGAACACCGGGCATCTGCTCCTCGGCGCCAACCACCTCTGGATCGATGCCAGTGGTCGCCTCCGGGTCAAGGCCTCGGCGCCGACGTCAGACACCGACGGCACGATCGTCGGTACCCAGAGCTAACCATGAGCCTGCCACCGCCGCGCGTTTTCCGCTTCGGCCAAGGGCGGTTCGACCACGATCTCTTCGGGCCGTTGCCGCCGCCCTTCCCGGTGCCGCCGGGCGGCCTGGTGCCGCTCAATCCCGACGCGCCCTGGCGCGATGGCCCGATGACCTCCGAAGTCACGATCATGCTCCCTGGGGAGTCCCGGCCGGTGACGGTCAGCACGAGCGGCGTCAATCTGGCCTGGCAAGTCGAGGGCCAGAGCGCGTTCAGCTGCGAGTGCGCCACCGCCGAGCTGCGCGCCATCTTCGCCGACGTCGATCTGCGCGGGCGCTGGCTGCGCTGGGAGCATCCGACCCTCGGCGTCTGGGCCGGGCGGATCAATGACGTCGAGGCGGACGGGGATACCGCCACGACCGAGATCGCCGCCCTCGATTATTCCGATCTCCTCAGCAGCCGCCGCCTCGTCAAAGACTACCGGGTGACCGCGGCCCCGGCCGGGGCGCTGGCCAAACGGGTGGTGCGCGACGCCGCGCGCGAAGCCGGCGGCTACTCGTGGATCACCGAGATCGTGGCCGAGGAGACCGGCGATCCGATCAGCCTCGAGGTGCGCGGCGGCAAGGTCGACGACGCGTTGCGCACAATTGCCGATCGCGCCAACGAAACCTGGTGGGTCGACGAGCACCGCGTCATGCACTGGTCGCGCCGCCGCGGCCACGATCTGACCGGCCGGGTGCAGCTGGTCGAAGGCCGGCACGTCAGCGCCCTGCGCTATTCGCTCGCCCTCGGCCCAATCGTCAATGACTTGCTCGCCGTGCCCGGGGACGACGCCTACGCCCAGGCGGAGCAGTTCGTGATCGACGACGATGCCAGCATTCGCCGCGTCGGCCGTCGTCAGGATCAGATCAGCTATACCGGGATGGTGACCGCGGCTACGATCCGGCCGCTGGCCAAACGCGATCTGGCGCGTTTAGTTGCGCTCGGCGACACCGTGCGCTTTGACCTGATCAACGTTGACGGCTGCTACGCCTGGTTTCGCGAGGGCGATTCTGTCTACCTCCTCGCGCCGAGTCTGAACCGGCGCCTGCAAGTCCGGGTACTGGTCCGCAGTTTCGATTCGGATCAGGCGCGGCTCACGGTCAGCGCCGATGTCGAGGCGGTGGCCTGATGGTGCGGGTCAACAAAGCTCGGATCGTCGTTCCCGGCCACGCCCATGAAACGCATCTGGCGAGCCGGCTGGCGCTGCTCTCGGTCCGGCGCGTGCGCCGGGCCCAGGAGGAGCTCGCCGCCGACAAGAGCCGCAAACCGAAAGCCCCGGCCCTCGCCGGGGCGGTCGGCGATGGCACCGCGTTGCGCAATCTGACCACGCTGTTGCATGAGGCCGGGCTGGTCAGTGACCAAACCGTGCTCGGCTTTGCCCCGGGCGCGGCCGAGGAACCGCCGCCGGCGCTGGTTGCCCACAGTCACGACATCGCGCTCTTTCGCTTTGCCAACGCCAACAAGAACACGACGCCGGTCCTGGTCGATCACGACGACCAGCAAACGATCTGGAGTTTCACCCTCAACCTAACCGACGGCGTCAAATACAACATCGTCGCCGACGCCGTGGCCGAGGGCTACAGCGAGGTCGGCTCACCCGTCGAGGTCCGGCTCGGGATTCAGATCGGCAGTGACAGTATCAATTGGGGATCGAGCACGAGCAGCGAAAACGAGAGCGCGCCGGTGGCGGCGAGCGCCGCCGCGGCCGATTTTGTGGCGAGCGGCGACGTCACGATCACGGTCCTGGCCCGGCGCGAAGTCACGACCGCCCAATGCTGGATTCGGGCCGGCCACGCCAAAGCCTTCGCCCTGCAGGCCGAAACGCTGGGCTACATCCTGAGCTAAGGAGAGACGTTCCCCCGGTGGGGGAAAGGTGGCGCGAAGCGCCGGAAAGGGGACACGATGCCGGAACATCTGAACCGTGTCGTCGCACCGATCCAAAGCGATGAGGAGGCCGAGCACGCGCTCGCCCGGCTCACCGCCTGGGAAGCGCTCACCGAGCAAGAGCGCTCACCCGAGATCGAGGATCTGATCATTGAGGAGCGCGGCCGGCTGGATGCGTGGACGAAAGCGAGCGAGCAGCAATGAGTGAGGCGCTCGTCTTCGGCAATATCAAGCACCCGCCGTTTGTCGACCGGCTCGTCACCGACGCGCAAAACGGCGCGTGGGATCCGCTCGGACCGCGTAAGGTGCTCGGGGTGGCTCAACACACGATGGTCGGCTCGCTCTGGGGCACCGACTCGTGGTTTCGCCGCGGCGCCGCGAGTAACGGTCTGACCGATTACGGGATCGGCGGTGCGAGCGACGGCCCGGATTACGACGGGGTGATCTTTCGCTGGAACGATCCGACCGGCAAGAGCTCCGGCACGAAGGGGCAGGCCAACTATGTCTCGCCGAACCGGTGGCCGTGGGCGTCGGGGCCGACGAACGGGCTCGAGGGCGACGGCACGGCGTTTGTCAACAAATATGGGAGTAACGCCGTCAACGGCTACCTCGTCTCGATCGAACGCAGCGACGGCGGCAACCCCGATACGCCCCCGAGCGCGAAGTATCTCGAGAGCTTCGCCCAATTGATGGCCTATTACGCCGATCTGGCGCAGTGCCCCTATGACACATTTCCGATCCTGCCGGTGAGCGGCTTGACCTTTCACTACTGGCACCTCGAGTTCTCGACGAGAACGTGTCCCAATCCGGCGGTGACGGCGACGGTCGATCAAACACAAGACCGCGTGCGCGAGATCCTCAAAGCCGGGCAAACGCAAGGCGTGACACCGCCGGTGCCCGAGCCGGTGCCGCCGGATACCGGCGACAACGGGCTCCTCGCCTTGCCGGCCGGCATGTCCTGGGAGCTCGTGGCCCGGCTCTATGGCAGTTATGCGGCGCCGTGGGGCACGACCTACCAGTGGAACCAAAACCGGGCGCCCTGCCGCGTTTGGTATCAAACGGCGGTGCGCTCGATCCCCGCCGGAGAGAGTTACGAGGCGGGGAGTTGGCCGCCGCTCGAGATCGTGATCCGGCGCGGCGATCAAACCCGATGTTTATTCCAATGGTCAAACGGGATGACGTATGAGGCCGGCTGCTAGTGGAGACGTTGAGTGGGACGACGCTGGCGATCATCGACGGCACCGCGATCGCGCTCCTGCTCGGCGGGCTCGTCTTTGTCGTGCGCTGGCTCAATGGGCGGCTGGAACGGGCCGAGGCCAAGATCGAGGAGATGCACCGCGAGATGCGCTTACTCGCCGGCTTGCCGGCGCCGGAGCAACGACCATGACCTGGATTGGCGAGTGGACGATACGGGGCGTCGTGGTCTTTCTCGGCATCTTCTGCGTCATGCTGGCGACCAACATCCTCGGGCTGAGCAAATCGGACAACCCGTTCGATACCTGGGCGGCCTTTTGGCAAGCGATGGCGCTGGGCTTTGGCGTGTGCGGTCTGCTCTTGATCGAGGCGCTGGTGCGGCATGAGGGCTGGAGCATCAACAAACCAACGATCAAGATTTCGGAAGAGGAGCATCCGCCGCCGCCGCCGATGAATTGAGGGAGGCGTGCCCCCGGGTGCCCTTTGGGCGGTGGGGAGAGGTGGCGCGAAGCGACGGAAAGGGGTCCCATGACACCGCAGCTCTGGTCCGTGATTTATTTTGGTCTGGTGGTACTCATCATCGTGATCGCGCTGCTCGTCCTCCATGACCGCGGCGTGATCTAACCATCCCCATGACGTTCGTGTACGTACGATGCAAGTGGCATCGGCGTTGCGCCGTCTCTCGTGCGTCGCATACGACAACAACGCCCCAAACCATCGCATCCTGGCCCGAATCTGGCGTAGACTAGAACGGCTCGGTGGCGCGTGAGGCGTGACTCCCCTCGGGCCTTGAACCGAGCGTGCGGGCCGACTCCGCCGGGATTCGGCCCGCGTCCGTACGCCGATTCATGGGACTGGAGAATGGACACGGATTACCACCTGTACATTTTCGCCGCAGCTGGGCGGCTCCTCTCCGCGATGCACTTTGACGCCGGCGAAGAGATCGCCGCCGATCTGGCCTACCGCCAGGCGCTCAAGCTCTTTCCCCAGGCCCACGTCGTCCTCGTCGATATGCGGACCGCGACCGTGATGACCGAGCGCAAAGCGGCGCAGCCCGCTGCGGCCGAACCCGCGCCGGTGTAGCCCGGACCCTCACTTTCCCGCGTTCTGGTGCTATCATCCCGTCTATCGGGAAGTGTGCCGTTGTGGCACAATGATGGGAGTCACGCCGATGAGTACCGCCCCGCGCCAGCCGTCGTTGATCGTCCCGCTCGTCCCCGCGCGCCCGGTCGCCGTGCCCTGGCCCGTCCGCATCCAGAAAAAGATCGAGCTCAAACGGACCGTCGCCCTCGCCCCGCAACCCGGCGAACGCCTCACCGTGAGCGTGGCCGAGGCCGCCGATCTGCTCGGCATTTCCCGCCGGACCGCCTATGAGCTGGTCAAAGCCGGCGAGATCCCGAGTCTGAAACTGCGGCAAACGATTCGCGTGCCCTATCAGGGCTTAGTTGAGATGATCGAAGCGGCCTGCGCCGCGCATCGGGGGATCGATCAGCAATGGCGCTCACACCCAAGAAACGGGTCAACAAAGACGGATCCGAAACGTTCACCCTACGGCTCGACCTCGGAGTAAATCCGCTCACCGGCGAGCGCGACCGGCCGTACATCAACGGACGAACTGAGGGCGAATGTATCGCCAACTACCTTGAGGAGCGGCGGCGGCGCAAACCGCGACGCGACAAAACGGTCTTTCGCTCTGAGCTCACCTACTCGGAATGGGTGGCCGAATGGCTGGCGATGCGCGAGGGCAGCGTCCGCCCGAAAACCTGGCGCAACGAGAAGTACTCCCTGCACGCCAGCGCCGAGCCCTTCCTCGGCCGGCGCAAACTCCGCGAGATCGACGAATTCATCATCGCCGATTGGCTGGTCTGGCTGCGCGACGAGCGCGGGCTCGAGCCCGGCACGCGCAAGCGCCTCAAGATCCTGGTCGCGCAAACGTTTGAGGCGGCCAAGCGCTGGGGCGTGATTCCCGAAAACGTGGTACGCAACGTCGACACGCCCATCGGCAAGCGCAGCAAAGAGCCGGTCTACCTCACCGACGACGAACTCAACCGGCTTGACGCGGTCTGCCAGGCCGACGAGCTCGAGCCGGTCTGGAGCCTCTTGATCGCGACCGGCGCCCGGATCAGCGAAGTCCTGGGTCTGCGCTGGGACAACGTCGACCTCGCCGCCGGGCACCTCAGGATTGAGGAGCAGCTGGTCGACCTCGGGCCGGGCAACGGCCGCGGATTGGCCGAGCCGAAAACTCCGCGCGGGGTCCGCACCGTGGCGCTCGAGCCGTGGGCGCTCGAGCGCCTGCGCACCTACCGCGCGGCCGAGCACGTCCGCCGGCTCGGCCGGGTTGGCTGGAACCCCGCGCGCTTCGTCGTCGTCACCCGCGCCGGCAAGGTCCCGTGGGCGGAAACGATCAATCGCCGGCTCGAGGGATTAGCCAAGCTGGCCGGCGTCCGCCCGGTGACGGCCCACGATTTCCGGCACTCCCATATCGACTACCTGCGGCGCCGGGGCTGGCCCGATGCCGCGATCATGGCGCGGGTCGGGCACGCCAGTAGCCGGCAGCTCGACACCTACACCGGGCGCTACGCCGGCGATCAAGCGGCACTGGTCGAGACGTTGCCGGCGCGGGTTGGCCTAATCGCCGAAACCGTTTGGCCTAATGATGGCCTAATGGAACCGAACGGGAAGCAAGATGAGTGGACTGATCTGGAGCTCTCCGGGGACTAGTTAGGCGTCGATTGCGCGACAAGTGAGCGGGGCTTCGTCTCGGGGATCAAGCTCATCATGAATGTCGCTGAGAAGCACAATCGTGAAACTTCCCGTTTTTTTCCGCAATCTGCTAACGATTTGTGCGGGGAACTATTCCCGTTCTCGGGAATACGTCGGTGATCAGTGCGCCCCGCCACACTGCTTTTGCGCAGCGTTCGGCCTAACGATGGCCTAATGGCGAGCGCGCAGTGGCCTAATGGGCACGGATTTGGCCTAATGGAACCCACTTCCCTAGCCCGCACGATTCGGCCCCGGTAAGCGCTCGGCGATCTTGACGATCGTCTCGTCCCGGATGCGGTGATCGGCGAGGGCATAGAACCAGGGCAGCGTCGCCGCCAGGAGCGCCTCGTCGACCGAATTGAGGAGCGCCGCGAGCTCGGCCCGGATCACTCCCGGCGCCAGTTCGTCGCGACTGCGGTGGCCGGCGGCGAGGAGGACGACGTCGGGATCGAGATCGAGCGCGGTGGCAATGATCGCGCAGTAGCGCGGGGTCGGACGCTGCTCGTTGTTTTTCCACTTGTAGACGAGGCTGGCATAGGGCAGACCGGCCACCTCGCGAAAGTGATAGAGGGTCCAGCCGCGGCGGTCGAGCTGGCGCATCAGCCACCCGCCGAAGTCGATGGTCCGGGCTTCCGCACCGCGCGCCGGCGCGGTCGTCTCATCAGTGTCCATTCGTCGTGACTCCCCAACGACGCGCTCCCGTTGCCGTGACTACAACGGAAACATTGACAAAGTGTCGAGTGGATTGTATACGAGCGGGACAAGGTTCCCGGACCTCGGGAAGGTCCATCCCTAGTGTACCAGTCTCCGGTCGCTTCGATCGCCGGGATGCGCCGCCCGGCGCCAACCTACGATGCAGCCAGCACGAGCGGAGTCCGCGTTTACTCGAGGGGAGAGCAATGCCGCCCGCCGCCGACCATTTCTCGGTATCCCGTCTCGTCCTCCTCTATCGCCGCGCCGGGGTCGCGCCCGACGACTACCGCGAGGCCGTGAGCACCGCGGCCGATCTCATCATCAACGCCCTGATCGCCACCGGCTTTGCCGAGGCCGAGTCCCCGCCCGGGGTGATCGCGCTCGCGCGCCAGGAGCAGGGCAGCGAACTCCTCGGGATCATGACCGAACCCGTTCCCCAAACTACGACGTTCCTGCTACAATTAGCGACGAGCTTCGATTGGGGAGCGTTGTCGCTGATCACCTAAGGGAACGGAGAACCATGACCGATAGACCAATCTTCGATCCGGCCAAGTACGTCACGAGACTCGAGCACAAGGCGAAAAGCGGCAAGGTCTTTTCGACCGACTATCTCGAGGTCAAGTGGCGCCTCGTCTGGTTGCGTGAAGTCGATCCGCAGGCCGTCATCGAAACCGAGCATATCCGGATCGACGACGTCGCCGCGATCTTTAAGGCGCGGGTCACGCTTTCCACCGGCGGCAGCGCCACCGGTTACGGCAACGTCAACGCCGGCGAGTTTCCCGACTACATCGGCAAGTGTGAAACGGTCGCACTCGGCCGCGCCCTCGCCGCGCTCGGGTTTGGCACGCAATTCGCCGGCGATTTTCAGGAAGAGCGGATCGCCGATAGCCCGGTCAGGCGGCCCGCCGCGCGGTCGGTCGCTCCGACGTCGAAACCGGACGCCCAGGCGGCGCCGGCCGAACCGACGCCGATCACCAGCGCCCGCGCAACTGGCGCCGGCACTGACCGGCCGACGCCGGGCATGCTGCGCTATCTCGAGCAGGAGGCGAAGAAACGGGGGTACACGGCCGAGGACGTCGAGGTCCGGGCGCGCCAGCTCTTCGGGCGGCTGCCGAGCGAGCTCTCGACCACGGAGCACGCTCAGCTCGTCGAGTGGGCGAAAGCGCCGGCGGCCGCGGCCGGTCAACGCTAAGCTCTTTTTTGGCGATCCTTCCCGATTTCGGGAATCACCGTGCCGTCGTCGAGGGAACAAAAAATCCGGGCTGGTCAGGACGTGACCGGCCCGGAGGCTCCCAAGGGAAGGGAGTGCTGCTGATCGCCAGACATCGGGGGACGCCTTTGCGCAACAAGGCAGCAGCGGTAGTGTCGAGGATTGCGGCATGAGCGTCAAGATCATGACTGCGGTGTGGGAACTCAAACTGAGCCACGCGGAAAAGTTGGTGCTGTTGGCGTTTGCCGACAACGCCAATGATGAGAACCGGGCCTGGCCGTCGGTCGCACGGGTGGCCTGGAAATCGGGCTACTCCGAGCGTCAAGTCCAGCGGATCATCCACGACATGATCGATCGCGGCCTGCTCAAGATCGAAGCGCCGGCCACCCCGACCGATCCCACGAAATACAGCATCCATCCCGAACACGGGGTACCACTGCCCCCGTTCCACGCCCGGAACCACAGGGGTGACAAAACGGCACCGGGTGACACTATGACACCGGGTGACAACGGGCGCCGACGGGGTGACATAGCTATGTCACCCGAACCGTCAAGAGAACCGTCAAGAGAACGGTCTCCCTCTCCCCCGCGCGCGAGCACGTCGCTCCCGGCCGACTTCACGGTGACGAAGGCGATGCGTGATCAGCTGACGCTGGCCGGCGTCCGCCTGACCTCGGCTGAAGTCGCGCGCGGGACGGCGAAATTCATCGCCAACGCCCAGGCCAAAGACGAGCGCCGGGCCGACTGGCCGGCAGCCTGGCTGCGCTGGATGCTCGACGAGCCGGGGTTTACCGCGCCGCGATCAAGGCGCGGCGGGCGCGGAGCTGAGCCCCTGATCGATCCCGAGCAATACAAAGGCGACAACTACCTGAAAGTCCGCGGAGGATGACGCAACCAATGTCCACCCCAGCAACACTGGATGTCAGTTACCGCCCGGTCAGCGCCGGGCCGCTTCTGACCTATCACCGCCTCACCGCCGGCCACACGCAGGCCGAGCTCGCCCGCCGGGCCGGGATCGATCACTCGCTGCTCAACCGCTATGAAGCGGGCGAGCGCCGGCCGAGCCGGGCGCGGGTGCTCAAGCTCGCCCATGCCCTCGGGCTCTCGGCCGACGAAACCGATGAGCTCCTGCAGACCGCTGGCTGGGCGCCGGCGACCCCGACCTATCGCCGCCTGGTCGTCCTCTTTGCCGCCTGCGGCGATGCGAACCGGCGGCGCAAAGCGGCGCGCCTGCTCGACCAGGCGGTCGCCGTCCTGGCGGCGCCGATCCGGTATGACGACTGAGGAGGGGAGTCCGATGCATGACGAATCGAACGACGAGATCCGGGCCGCGGTTGAGGCCGCGGCCGAGGCGATCGGCGGCCAGATCATGACCGACGTCGAACTGGCCGCTTTCGTCGAGGAGGGCGAGCGGGCCGAGCAGGCATTCGATGATCAGGCGCGCGCCGAAGGGCGCCGGTTCCTCGACGAGGAACAGGACGGAGAGGTCATCGCCCAGTGGTATCGCCGCGCAGGCGAAACGAAGACCGTCGCCGCGGCCGCGGCGCTGGCGCATAGCCTCATCCTCGACTACCGCCACGACTACGGCACGATCTGCCACGCCACGACCGCGGCCGCGCTGGCGATGGCGAGCGCGCTCAACGAGTCAGACCAGGGCGGTCTGACGGGCTTCCAGGCGTCGCTGATCGGCTGGGGGTTCATGCGCCGCTGGCTGGATTGGGACAAAGCACCGCGCCGAATGATCAATACCGAGCGGCTGCTCTATCCGCAATCAGACCACGAGTGGAACCGCCTCCCGGCCGACCATGTTGCCTGGTTGCAGAAGCGCGCGGCCGAATTGTTGGCAGAGCATCCGACTGCGCATCCCGACGTGCGCGCCCGGTGGGAAGACATCGCGGCGGGCCGCTTCCCTTCGTTCGTTCAACCGGAGCGCTCCGATGGCGACCTGTAGGAGTTGCGGCGCCGCCATCGTCTGGACCCTTACTCCGGCCGGCAAGCGCTTCCCGGTCGACGCCGCGCCCGACCGCGAGAGCGGCACGATCTACGTACGCGCCGGGTACATGCGGCGGCTCGCCGGCGAGGAGCTCGAGGAGGCGCGAGCGCGCGACGTCGAACTCTTCGTGTCCCATTGGGCGACCTGCCCCCAAGCCAAACGCTGGTCGCGGTCATGATCTCGGCCGAGGAGTACCGGGCGTCGATCTCTGAGGCGGACTTCACCGCGAAGGTGATCATCCTCGCCGAGGAGGCCGGTTGGCTCGTCTATCACATCCCCGATTGGATGTGGCGCGCGGCCTTTGCCCGCTGGAAAGCGACCGGAGATCGCGCCGGTCGGCGCTGGCCGGTGCGCGGTTTTCCCGATCTCGTGCTCGTGAGGCCGCCCGAGCTCGTCGCGGTTGAACTGAAAACCACCTATGGCCGGCGCTCGGTCGATCAGCGCCGGTGGGAAGCCGCGCTCATGGCCTGCGGCATCAGCGTCGAGCTCTGGCGGCCGCGCGATTGGCGCTATATCGAGGCGCGGCTCGCGCCAAAGGAGGAATCACATGCCGAGGGTCTATGAATCGGCCGCCGTCGCCGTCCAGATCAAACTGACGATGCTCGACTGTGCGAGCTGCGGGATGGTCTTTGGCGTGACGACGGAGCTGGAGAAACGGCGGCGGGAAGACGGCAAGAGTTTTTTCTGTCCGAACGGGCATTCCAACTTCTTTGTCGAGAACGAGCTCGACAAGGCCCGCAAAGAGGTCAAGCGCCTCCAAGACGAAAGCGAGCGCCGGCGCCAGCTCTGGCGGGATGAGCAAGCCGCCCACGACGCGACCCTGAAGAGTTTGGCTGCGACCAAAGGGCATCTGACGCGAACGAAGAAATATATCGCCGCTGGCGTCTGTCCCTACTGTCACCGCCATTTCAGCGCGCTCGAGCGCCACATGGCGAGCAAGCATCCGGACGAGCCGGCGGCTGATTGAGGGAGGGCCAGGATGAGACGACGGGCGCTTGTAGTCCTGTTCGTGCTGAGTGCGGTACTCGCCACTACCGGGAAACCCGGTATCCAGAAAGCCGAGGCCCATTCCGGCTATTGGCGCGTCGCCGACACCGCCGGCAACGGGCTGCGATTGCGCTCAGGTCCGGGCGGCGACTACCCGATCCTGCTCGTGATGCAACGCGGTGACAGGCTGAAAGCGTTTGGTCACCGCGGGAATTGGATCAAGGTCCGGCACCTGGCGAGCGGAACGGTCGGTTGGGCCTGGCTCGACTTCGTCGTCGCCGATGCGGGCTCGAGCGCCGGCGGGACCGGCGGCGGGTCGGGTGCCATTTGCTTGACGAACTACTGGCGGGAGGCCATCTGCAGCTCGAGCGACGTCGGCAACGCGATTCGCTACTGGGCCGGGCAGTACGGCATCGGCTGGTGGTGGCTGGGGGCCACAGCGGCGTGCGAGTCGAGCTTTAACGTCTATGCGTTCAATCCGATTTCCGGCGTCACCGGCTTATTCCAATTCGAGCCGAGCACGTTTTGGGCGTGGGGCGGCGTCGATCTCTATGACCCGTGGGATCAAAGCCGCATCGCAGCAAAAATGTTCGCGGCCGGCGAGGCACGTCAGTACTTTTGCGCGATCTTGATTGGCTACGCGTGAGCGGAGCAACGACCATGAGCGAACAGGTTGAGCCCGCGAGCCCCGAGCAGATCGACGATTTCCTGCGCTGGCTGACCACCGAGGCCGGCTATAGTCTCTGGCGCTATCACGAGCCGAGCCGCCAATTCGTGCCGGCGGTGAACGCCTTTTATAAGATTATCGCCGCTTACACCGGCGTGACTGAGCACGACCTCTTTGTCGCCGACCGCGCGCGGCAGGTACCTGTCGATGAGCAGTAACTATCCGGCGACCGATCGGCAGCGCGCCTATCTCGCCGACCTCGCCCGGCTCTTGCACATCAGTGATGCTCAACTCGACCAGATCGCACGCGAGCAACATCAAGCTCCACTCGCTGCCCTGACCATGCAGCGCGCTTCGAGCCTGATCAATCTGCTCGAGGCGTGGCGCGAGCGACCGGCCGATTTTCTGCGCAGCCGCGGCCAAGTCGACTTGCCGGGCTTTGGGTCATGACGATTGCGCTCAACCTCGCCACGCTCCTCATCTGCGCCGGCGGGGTCGGGATCCAGCTCTGGCATTACCGCCGGCGCACATTGCACGCGGCCCCGTGGTTCCTGCTCGCCATGCTCGCGCTCGCCGCCTCGGCACTGGCAGCGCTCGCCGGCCTGCCGGCCTGGCTCACACTCGGCTTGGTCACCGTCGGCGCGATTGGCCTCGGCGGGCAAGTCTGCGCGCTGGTGCGGGTCAAGTCATGACCAAAGACGTGCGCCGCGGCGAGCTCGATCTCTTGCCGATGGTCTTTCAAGCGCTGATGGAGTTCGAGCAGCACCTTGCGCTCTATCGCCACCTCGAGCCGAAGACCGTCGCCCAGTGGAAACTCAACAAAGACGTGCTCCTCAAAGCGTGGGAGCGCTGTGCGGTCGTGGCCGCGGCCTACGCCGCGACGTGCCCTGAGCTCGGCGAGGAGGCGGGGACATGAGCGAACCAACCACACCCCCGACCGGAGCGGATGAGTTCGAGGCGGATTGAGGCATTGATTGACGCGGAACAGGATGCCCGGTTTCTCTACCCCGAGGACTTCGACCCCTTCTTGGAGGAACTACAAATTGTCTCTAACCGACGGAGGACTGTCAAACCATGACCACGCCCACAGCAGAGGAGCGACGGGTGAAGAAGCAACGAGAAGTCTTTCTGGAGCGGTTGACGTATCCCAATGGGTACTATCGCTGTGATGACTGTGGCGAGAAATGCGCCGATGGGACGGCAATCAACAGCATGGGCGGGGATAACACCCACCTTTGGCTGTGCGATTCCTGTCGCCTCGCCCTGGCGCGGGCACTGGCGCCGGAGATGTGGAAACGGGCAGAGCGGTTACGCAAGGTCGCGGAACGTCTCTGGCAATTAACCGGCGACGAGGAGCATCATTTCGTTGGCCGCTACCTCCTCGATGACGACTTCGCTGATGACTTGGAGCCAAAACCATGACCCCGACCGAGCCGGAACTGCCGGATGTGATTGCGCAGGCGATTGACGAGTATGGCAATGCCGTTGAGAACATGACGCGAGATGTGAGCAAAGAGACGATCAAGGCAAATCACGAGAGCCTTGACCAACTCCGCACCGCCATCCGCGCCGAACTTGCCGAGCGTAAGAGCACCATCACGCTCCTCTTACAGCATTACAACGAGTTAGTGCAGCGGTGTGAGCGGTTGCGGCAGGTGGCAGAAGAGGCGGCGAACTACGGTGTTGGTGATGACATCACGATGCTGCGCATTCGATTGGGGGAACTCCAATCCGGTGATCTCGCCGATGACCTCGTGCCAGCCCAGGAGGGGGAATGAGCACAGCCGCCCAAGTATTGACCGATGCCGGTGTCCGACTTGGTGAGAATCAGAACATTCCGCCAAACATTGTCATTGCAACGACTGACCGGGCGATTAGTTACGTGCTTGAGGATTGGCTGGACACCAAGCAACTCATCATCATTGACCTCGCCACCGCCGCGAGCGATGAGGGCGGGGAGGGATAGAGGATGGCAGTTGAAACCCGACGATTTCGCTGCATGGATTATCGCGATCCGGGAACTGGTTGGCGTATCTGCGCCGCGCTGAAGCGTGATGACGGCTATCAGTGGTTGTTCATTCCCAAAACCGTGTTTGAGCGAATCGACTTTTGGCCACCGATTGGCGCAGAGTTTGATCTTACCTATGAATTTGTGCCAAAACTGATCACGCACGGCGTGGCAAACATCGTCCTGCCACGACCCCCAGTAGAGGGTTAACTGATGAGCCCTGACGGGAATACTGTCGGCGAGCGCGATCACTTCTTTCGCTATGAGCGCCGCGGCAAGCTGCTGCGCGTGACATTGCGCGGCATGACCAATCACGAGATCCGCGAGCTGCTCGTCGGGCTGTGGGCGCGGCTGGATGCGGACGATCGCGACGATCACCTGCGTGAGCTCAACCATTACGCGCCGATGCTCAGGAATCCCGGCACGTACCCGGAGCGCCATCTCTCGCCCATTGCCGAAGCGATCCGTCAGGGCGAGGAGGGCGAGGGCGCGATTGATCTGGCCCGGTTTGGCCATGGATAGCGGCGGCGAGCAAGACCATTACATCCTCGACGAGCACGACCAGCCGGTGCCGGTCGATCTGCTGACCTGGGGTCGCTGGTCAGCAGACTTCGACAATCGCCGCGTCGCGTCGTGGGTAGCCGTCAACCCGCGCCGGCCTGATTGTCCGATCCACGTCTCGACCGTTTTCCTTGGCATCAACCACAACTGGGATCCGGCCGGCCCGCCGCTCCTCTTTGAGACCATGATCTTCGCCGCCGGCTACGAGATCGACAAAACGACCGCGCGCGCGGCAACGATGACGGAAGCACGGGTCAAGCACGACGTGGGGGTCGCGCTCGTCACCCATGTCCTTGCCGCTGAGCGCGAGGAAGCCCTGCGCAACCAACGCGCGCCAGGCTGATCCACTACGATCTTTCTGCTAGAATTCCACCTATGAGCAAGCCTGGACCGAAACCCCGCCTCAGCGACGAGGATCTGATCTGGCTGAAAGCGCGCGACGCCCGCGGCATCCCGCGGCGCGAGATCGCGCGCGAGTTTACACAGACCTTCGGCAAGCCGGTCTCGACCGCGCTCCTCCACAAAACCCTCGACGCCCGCGTGCCCAAGCCGAAACTGGAGACCGTGCGCATCACGGTCGTCCTTACCCCCGAACACGCCGAAACCTTACGCGACATGGCCTACGAGCTCGGCTACGTCAATTCGCGCGGCCCCCGCGCCGGCTCCGGGCACCTCGACGCCCTGCTCGGCGCGATCGCAGCCGGGAACGTCACGCTCTTGCCCGATCAGGCGCCGAGCCGCAAGATCGCCTAAACCCTCCCGTTTTTCCCGAATCGCCAGATCACCGCACGCATCGCGACCCACGCGACTAGTCTTGATTTCCCGTTTATTCCCTAATCAGCTACGATATTTATGCTATAATTCCCTCATGAGCGGGGAGAACGGCTTCCCGCGCACCCAAGGGAGAACGGGAACAGGATGGAAACTCCGGAGGAGACCGAGGCGAGGATGCTCGCCAAAAGCATCGCGGATCACGTCGCGGTGCGCTACCGCAACGATGGGCGCTACGCCACGCGCAGCCTGACGACGCCGCGCGGCCTGGTCTACGTCACCACGCCGACGAGCTGCACCTGCCCGGCGACGGTCGAGCTCTGCAAGCACATCGCGGCCGTCCGGGCCGAGGAAGCCAAGCTGACCGATTACTGGCGGCGCGTGCGCGAAAGCCGGCGGCAATCGGCGGCGGCGCGAGAAATCATGGCCGAGGTCGAAGCCGAGCACGGATCGTGGAGGATGGTCACCGGCGCGGGGCGGATCGGCAAGCGGGCGACGTTTCACCGGCCGCCGGCGAGCGCCGCGTGCCCGACGTGCGGCGCCCATCACGCCGATTGCCTCTGCATCGGCATCGGGCGGGCGGGCTAGCCTTGAGCACCGTCAATCCACTCCAACCCAATGAGCGCGTGCGCGTTACCCGTGGCTATGACAAAGGCAGAACCGGCACCATCACTGAACTCACGCCGCCGAGTGGGTCGTATCCCCACGGCTCGGCCTGGGTGAAATTGGATCACGCGCCCGGCCAAACACATCGGCAGCAGACATTCGGGATCAAGTCTCTGGTTCGCTGCGAGGAGGGTGAGTCATGAGCCTCACCCACCCCCCCACCGGCCGCACCTCTACCGATTGGAACGGTCACCGCTGGATTGAGACGCCCGCCGGCTGGCGGCGCGCGGATGGCGTCGAGCCACCGAGCAGCGTCGTCACCACCACCCACCGCGACGGCACGGTCACCGTCCGCCGGCTCTGCATGGAGCAGATCAACGCCGAGCGCGACGCCGAGGCCGCCGATGAAGCGCGGGCGATCATTCGCCGCTTTTTGGCCGCGCTCGCCAGCGACGACCCCGATGCCGTCAAGCGGGTTTTTGAGTCGGTGCGTCACGAGCACGGCTCGGTCTGCGCGATGAACTGCCGCCACACCGCCGAGCGGATGCACGCCCGCGCCACGGCCACCGAGCACGCTCGATGACCGACGTTGATTTTCACTACACCCGCGACGGGGCGCGCCTGACGGTGCGTCTCGTCGGGCTGGAAGCGGTCGAACTGGCCGAACTGATCGTCGGCCTCTTCATTCGGTTCGATCCGATCAGCCGGCAAGCGGTGCTCGCCGGGCTCTCGGCGCTCACCGTCGAGGGCAAACGCGCGAGCCTCTCCGCGATCGCGTCCGCCGTGCGCTACGCCGGGGCGGAGGCGAGTGTCATTGTGTTACGGGAACGGGAGTAGGGCGCTGCCGAGGAGTATGGTATCCTCGTCACCTCGGGACAAAATGTCAATTCGGAGCGATCGTATGCTGCGCCCTATCGTCGGCCTGTGCCTCGTTGCGGTTCCGCTTCTCCTCGCCGCATGTTCGGCGACCGAGTCGTGCTCGTACGGGGGCGATCCTGAAATGAGCTGCGCCGCGCGCCGGGCTCAGGCGAACTACGAGGCGACACGGGATGCGGAGGAATATCTCGACTGGCAAGCCGAAGAAGGATGGAAAGACTGGCAGGTCGCCAAAACGCAAACGGCAGTGGCCGGGTCCCTCTCCTATCCGGGTGCGTACGATTGCGAAGACTTTTCTTCCCAAGGGGAAGCGCAGGCATTTTACGAAGAGAACGGCGGCCCGTGGTCCGATCCCTACTTTCTCGACGAAGACAACGACGGGGTCGCCTGTGAGTGGCTGCCCTAGCACGGCAGACTCGTTTTGAGCCCTCGCCACCGGTCGGATCGACGGGTGGCGTTTTCCTTCCCGAACCTTCCCGTTCTTGACCGCCGTCCCCGCCGGTGCGACCATCCCGGCGGCAACGGCGCCGGAGGTGTTGCGGGCACGCGGGGCTTGACATCTGAACGGAGCCGGTCGCCACCGGCGGCGGATGCTGCGGAGTACCGCCGCCGTTTCGTTTGCTACACTTAGTCCCGATCTTCGGGAAGTCCGCGCGCCCTGGTCGTCGCTTATTCCGCACAATGCGCACATATGAAACCGACCGTCAGGACGGCTGAGCATGAGCAGCGGATCGTCGCCAAACTCGCCCGCGGGTGGAGTGTGACTGCCGCCTGCAAGGCCGCCAAGATCGGCCGCCGGACCTACTACGACTGGCGCGCGGCGGATCCCGATTTCGCCGCCCTCTGCGACGACGCCCTGGAGATGGGGACCGATCACCTCGAGGATGCCGCCACACGGCAGGCGATCAAGGGCAATACCGCGCTCCTCGTCCTCTTGCTCAAAGCCCGCCGTCCGGAGAAATACCGCGAGCGCCTGCAGACCGAACATGTCGGCGAGGGCCTGCGCGTGATCCTCGAGGTCGCCGGCGTCGACGAGGACGCGCTCTGATGGTCGCCGTCGCCACCGTCCGCTATCACCCCCGCGGCGCGGCCAAAGCCCTGTTCGCCGATCGCTCGCCCGAGCTCCTGATCGAGGGTCCGGCCGGGACCGGCAAGACGTACGCTTGTCTCTTCAAGCTCCACGCCCAGGCGATGAAATACGCCGGTATGCGCGGTCTCATCCTGCGCAAGACCCAAGTGAGTTTGACCGCCTCGGCCCTCGTCACCTACACCACCCGCATCCTCGGGGCCGACCCGCGCGCCTTCGGCGTGAGCTTCTTCGGTGGCAACAAGATCCGCCCGGCCCAATTCGTTTATCCCAACGGCAGCACGATCGTGGTCGGCGGGCTCGACAAAGCCTCCAAGATCATGTCGACCGAATATGACGTCGCCTACATCAACGAGAGCACCGAGCTCACCCTCGAAGAGTGGGAGCTGATCGGCTCGCGCCTGCGCGCCGGCAACATGCCCTACACCCAGCTCCTGGCCGACGCCAATCCCGGTCCGCCGTCGCACTGGCTCAATCAACGCTGCGAGGCCGGACTGACGGCGCGCCTGCTCAGCCGGCACCGCGACAATCCGATCCTGTGGGATGAGGAGATCGACGCCTGGACGGCGGAAGGCGAGCGCTACGTCGTCGACCGCTTGGGCAAGCTCACCGGCGTCCGCCGCCTGCGATTAGTCGAGGGCATCTGGGCCGCGGCCGAGGGCTTGATCTACGAGGAGTTTGATCCCGCCCGCCATGTCGTCGCTCGCTTCTCGATCCCCGCCGATTGGCCGCGTTACTGGGTGATCGACTTCGGCTACGTCCACCCGTTTGTCTGGCAGTGGTGGGCGCTTGATGGCGATAAGCGGGCCTACTGTTACCGCGAGATCTATCGCACTGAACGCCTGGTCGTCGATCACGTCGCCGACGGGCTCGCGGCTTCGGCTGGTGAGCCGGCGCCAAAGGCCGTCATCACGGACCACGACGCCGAGGATCGGGCGACGTTCGAGCGGGCGGCCGGCCGCAAAACCACGCCGGCGGTCAAGAACGTCTCGGCCGGGATCCAGCTCGTCGCCAATCGCCTGCGCCCGGCCGGTGATGGGCGAGCGCGGTTGTTCTATCTGCGCGATAGCGTCCTTGCTCGAGATCGCTCGCTCGTCGAGCAAGGCTTGCCAACGAGCACGGTCGAGGAGTACGCCGGTTATATCTGGGACACGCGCCAGGGCCGGCGCAAGGGCGAGGAGCCGTTCAAAGAGCACGACCACGGCATGGACGCGACCCGCTATTTCGTGATGCACCTCGACGGGCCGCGCAAGGTCGTCAAATTCTTGTGAGAGGAGGAGCCACATGGTCACGACGATCACACCAGGCTTGGGTGCCGGCGTGCGCCTCGAGCTCCCCGAGGAGAGCGAGTTTCCGGCCAACGGCTTTCTCGCCGCGCCCGATCTCGCTCACATCGGGGCGCGGATGCGCGATGAGCACGAGGATCTTTCCGGGTTTACCGAGGTGTCGGTCGATTACCTGTGGAAAAAGCACGGCGGTGAGGCGAGCGGCCGGCCGAAGCTCGGGGCGGAGATCATCGTTGCCGGTTTCTGGCGCTATTACTGCCAAGCCGATCTGATCATTTGGCTCGCCGCCGATCACCTGCGGGGGCGCTCGCCCGACGTCGTACGGGCCGTGCTCTTTCACCACCTCTGCGCGATTGACGTTGATCCGAAAACCCTCGCCCCGAAACTGCGCCCCGCCGACGTCAACGCGTTTCTCGCCGAGATCAAGACCTTTGGGCTCTGGAACGACGATCTCCGGACTGCCAAAGACGTCTTTGTTCAGGCCGAGCTCATCCCCGCGGAGGAATCATGACCGACGTCGAGCTCCGCGCGATGAACGCGGTCACCGCCAAGCATTTCGCCGAGGAGCAACCCGACCTCCTGAATCCGGTTGAAACCATCGAAACCATGATCGCTTCGGTTGACCAGCAGGCCAGAATGGCAACCGACATGCTCTACAAATCCCAAGCAGTCTTGCAAGACGCGCAGATCCGCAAAAAGCGCTGGGATGTGCTGCTCGAAGGTCTACGCATCGCACTGAACGGCATGGAACTCACCGAGCATGGCGTCCCCACCCGAACGCTCGAGACGACCACGGCAGGAGAGCATCCCAATGGGCATCCTTGATCGCGTCTCAACCGCCTTCCGCACCCCGCACCCCGACCAGGCGCCGTTTAGTGATCTCCGCCGGCAGCCCTCGATGAATGGACACGCCCCGCCCGAACGCCGGACCGGCCTACCGACGATCGCGCTCTATCGCTACGGACGCCCAACCTGGAGCCAATACGACTACGCCGGCGCGATCACGGCCTACGACCGGGTCGTCGTCGTTTTCGCCTGCGTCAACCTAATCGCCGATGCCGCGGCCACGGCGCGGATCGTCGTCCGCGACGAGCAGGCCGGAGATCAACCGCTCGATGACCATCCCTTGCGCGCCTTGATGCGCGCTCCCAACCCGCAGATGAGCGAGGCCGAGTGGATCAACACCAACGTCAAGATCGCGGCGGTCACCGGGTTCTGTGTCAATCAGATCGAACGGGGCACCGGTGCCCGCCCGGTCGCGCTCCACCCCTTGCGCTCCGATTGGCTGGTGCCGATTCCGCGCCCGGACAACCGAGTCGATTGGCGCTACAACATCCCCGGCCAACGCGAACCGACGACCTTGCTCGCCGAGAATGTCGTCGCCTGGACCTATCAGACGGGCCCGCTCCTCGGGGCCTGCGGGATCACGCCGATCACCGCCGCCGGCCGCGAGATCGACATCGAGAACGAGGCGACCGGCTTTGTCAAAGCCTTTTTCGATGCCGGGGCCGTGCCGCAACTGGGGCTGGTGCCGGCCGAGAACGCCGAGTTCAACCAATCCGAGGCCGACACCCTACGCGAGAAGTTCAAGCAATTCGCGGGGCAGCCCTGGGTTCCGATCGTGATGCAGGCGATCACGGATGTGAAACGGCTCGGCTTTGATCTGAATGAAATGGCCTATGCCGATCTGCGCAACCTCGACAGCACCCAGATCTGTAGCGCCTTCCGCGTCCCGCCGGTCATGATCGGCACCCTCGCCGGACTCGAGAATTCGCCCTGGTCGAAATATGAGGAAGCGCGGCGCAGCTTCTACGAAGACACGATCACGCCCCTCTGGGCCCGGCTCGACGGCGCCTTGACCCGCAGTCTCCTGCCCGAATTCGAAACGCGGCCGAGCGTGCAGCTCGAATTCGATACCAGCCAGGTCCCGGCTCTGCGCGACGACGATTCGCAGGTCTGGACCACGGTCGGGGCGGCCGTGGCGCAGGGCTGGTTCCCGGTCAATTGGGCGTTGCAGGCGGTCGGCTATCCCCCGGTCGAGGGTGGCGATGTCTTCCTGCGCACCATCGCCCAGCTGGAGGAGCCGGCGATCGAGACGGCGCCGCCGCGGCGCGGCATCCCCGGCCCCGACGAACTTCGGGACCGGCGCGAGTGGGCCCGCCTGCTCGCCGCCGATCCGCTGGCTTTGCCGCCCAACGGGAAGCACGCCCACACCCGAAACCGGCTCACACGCGAAATCAGGGCTCGTGTGGCGGCAACCAGCCGCGAAACGATGCTGCGTATTGCCGAACGACAAGCGCCGTCTCTACGACGTTTTTGGCGCGCCCAGGGGCGACGCTACACCACGGCCCTCTTTGGCGCGAGCCTGGCCTACCCGGTCGAGGTCGAACGCCGGGCCGTGCAGGTCCTCGACTGGGAGGAGGAGGACCGGCAGCTGAGCGCGGTCGTGGCCAAGCTCTACCAGCAGAACGGCCAGGCCGCCTTCGACGCGGCCAGCGCCTTCCTCGGCGTGGATCTGCGCTTCGATCTCGCCAATCCGCGGATCCGGGACGTCGCCGACAAACTGGGGCAGCGCGTCAGCGGGATCAACGAGACGACCCGCGCGGATCTGGCCCGGCTGGTCACCGATTCGCTGCATGAAGGCGTGAGCATGAACGAGCTCGCTGATCGGATTCAGGCGCAGTTCGACGGCTACGGCGAAGGGCGGGCCCTGACAACCGCGAGGTCTGAGTCCCAAGTGGCGTACAACAGCGCCAGCGTGTTGGGGTACCGCGAGAGCGGGCTCGTCAGTGACGCCGAACTCTTCGACAATCCGGATCACGGGGACTATGGCGGGGATGAGGACGGCTTGACCTGCGCCGAACGCAACGGGCTCGTCGTGCCGCTCGCAGGGGTTGAGACCCATATCAACGGCACGCATCCGAATTGCATTTTGGCGGTTGCCCCGGTGCTCTCGACTGAGCTCGGCGAGGCGTAGGGGTTTCCCGTGAAACCAGTCGCGCCGCCGAAGAAACCCGCGGCGATCCTGATCCGTCCCCAACGCTGTCCCTATTGCGGGCACCGGCTGTTCGACGCCGATCTCCCGCCCGGCGCCACCGTCGAGATCCTCTGCAAAAAGTGTCAACCGCCGCGCAAAGTGATCATCTCGACGGCCGTGTGATACGCTACGAACGTACACTCGTACGGCAGAGACCCTTCGAGGTCCATCTCCTGAGGCCCGCCGAGGCCCGAAAGCACCAGCGTGGCCGACTGGTCGGTGGGCGCCGATCGCGGGCTTTCGGTCGATGAGAACGCCTCCTGGGACGGCGCCGAGGCCGCCGGCCGGGTCTTTGCCTGGGCCGGCTGGCCGGACGATCCCAATCCCTCCAAAGCCCGCCGGGCGTTCTTAACCTACGACCGCGACGCCGACGAGCAAAAGGGCGCCTACAAACTCCCCTTCGCCGATGAGGTCGATGGCCGCCTGGTCGCGGTCAAAGCCGGGATCAACAACGCCGCCAGCCGTTTAAGTCAGACCAGCATCCCCCAGGAGGTCAAAGACCGGGCGCGGGCGGTGATCGAGCACTATCAAGCCAAGTGGCAAGAGAGCAAGGCCGTGGTGCCGCCGTGGCTGCGGCGCCGGCCGGACGCGGGCGAGCTCGAATTCCGGGCCGCGACCGTCGAAGCGACCGATGCCGGATTCACCGGACACGCGGCCACGTTCATGACGGCCGATTTCTATCTGTCGTGTTTCGCCCCCGGCTGTTTCAGCAAAACGCTCGGTGACCGCGGCGACCGCCTACCGGTGCTCTGGCAGCACGATCCCGACGTCCCGATCGGGAAGCACCTGGCGATCGCCGAGGACGCCACCGGGCTCGCCGTCGACGTCGAGATCATCGACGACGGGGCGGAGGGCTCAAGCGCGCTCAAACGCCTGCGCGGTGGGCTCCCCCTGGGCCTGTCGTTCGGCTTCAACACCGTCAAGGACCGCTCGGCCGAGGAGGACGATCAGATCGATCTGTCCCAACTGCCGGGCGTCGAGCCATCGGAGATCCGCGTCATCACCGAAGTCAAGCTCTGGGAGACCTCGGTCGTCACCTTCCCCGCGAACGAGCAAGCCACGATCGACGCCGTGCGCCAACTGCGGCGCGCCAGCGTGCAATTCGCCGGCGCCGCCGCCGGCCGAGACGCAGATCTCGTGGTCTCGGCCGCCGATGCCGCTGCGCTCTCAAGTTGGTCATGGGTCGGTGAGTCCGGCCCACTGCTCACGATCAAGACCGATTTCCCCAGCTCCTTTCGCGCCCATGTCGTCGCCGCTTCTGAATCCGCCGCCGCCGCCGAGCTCTCGCATGAGGCCGCGCACGGCACGGAGGCCGAGGCACGACGCCGCGAGATCGATCGCATCGTCACCCTGACTCGCTCCCGCGAGTACCTCGGAGTACGCCCATGAATCCGAAACTGGTCGAACTGCGCGAGCTGATGACCACGCGGCTGACCGAGCTCGAGGGGCTCGGCAAGAAAGCCGAGCGCAGCGACGACGAGGAAGCGCGGATCGACGTCCTGATCGTCGAGCTGAACGACCTCGGCCCGAAGCTCGTCCGCGAGCAAGAGATCGAGCAATCGGCGAGTAAGCTCGCCGGCTTCACCCAAGCGAACGGGCAGACGGCGGGCGGGGCCCGGCCCGGGGTCGACCCGGCGACCGGCAAAGCGCCCGATACCCGCGGTCTGGCCGAGCGCTTCGCCGCGAGCCCGGAGATCGAGGAGTACCGCAAACACCCGGCCGGCAAGAGCTTGCCGGTCAAGCTCGAGACGTTTTTCCCGGACCGCGGCCGCCGCAGTCGCATGGCGGAGCAGCGCGGGTTGATCTATTCCGGTGGCGTCGCCGCCAGTCTCACCCCGCCGCAGATTGTGCCGGGGATCTATGGTCCGGCCGACACCGGCTTCCCGTCCTTACGCGACGTCCTTAATGTCGGCACGACCACGGCCGACGCCATTACCTATATCGCCGAAACTGCTTACACGAATGCCGCCGCCGAGGTCGCCGAGGCGACGAGCGTGACGACGGGCGCCAAACCGGAGTCGGCGCTGACCTTCGCCGAAGTCACGGTGCCGGTGGCCACCATCGCGCACTGGATCCCGATCACGCGCCAGGCGATGGACGACGCCCACCAGCTCCGCTCCTACGTCGACGGCCGCCTGCTCGACGGCCTCGAGATGCGCGAGAACCACGAGTTGCTCGTCGGTGACGGTGTCGCTCCGAACATCCGCGGGCTCGAGAACTTTACCGGGGTGCAAAACCTCGACGCCACCTATTTCACCGGGGCGCCGGTGGCCGGGGCCGGGACCGGGGTCGAGAACTACAACCGGGCGCTGCGCGGCATGACCGCGGTCCAGTACACCGGCAAAGCGCGACCGTCCTTCTTCGTCGTCAATCCGACCGATTGGGAGTCGATGATCTCGGCGGTCAACGGCACCGGTGTCTTCTACGCCGGCGGCCCGTTCGGCGTCGCGGCGCCGACCCGCCTCTGGGGCCTACCCACGATCGTGACCGCCGATCAGCCGGCGAAAACACTCTTCGTCGGTGACGGTTCGCTGGCCACGATCTGGGACCGCATGTCGGCGCAGATCTTCATCGCCGATCAGCACGCCGATTTCTTCATTCGCAATATCTTCGTCCTGCTCGCCGAGGAGCGGGTGACGCTCGCCTGTTACCGCCCGTCGGGCTTCGCCAAGGTGGCGCTCGTCTAATGGCGCGGCGGGCGCTGGCCTTGCAGACGGCGAATTCCCTGCGGCTGATCGAGGAAACGGTCAACGCCTATCTCGCCGAGCTCTCGACCAAGGACGCCGCCGATAGCAAGATCGTCGTCTTCCCCCCAAGCCTGACCGGCTCGCCCTATTTTGTCGCTGTTGACTACACGACGGACGAGCCCTATGTGCCGCCGGCGCAGCTCGAGCCGCTGCCCGCGGACTGATGGAGTGCACGTATGCCCAAAGCCGAGAAAGCCGGCGTGTTCGAAGTCGACGGCGTGCCGTTTCAAGTCGCCGCCGGCGACGACTACCCCGACGGCGCGACTTTTCGCGAAAGCGACATGCCGAGTCTGGCGGACCCTTTAGCCTACGACGCCTCGGCCCTGCAACCCGAGGCGTCCGGATCGAGCGGATCGACTACCGGCAAGAGCAGCAAGCAGCCGTCCGCCACGTAAAGCGGGCCGGGACGCCGGAGTTTCGCCTCGAGGGCACGCCGCCCTATGTCAGGAGCACTGACCCGATGACGGATGACGAAAAGATCCTGCCCGAGCCCGAAGACGGCGAGGAAGAGGAAGACGCGACCGGCGAGGAGCCGGTGGAGGCCCCGCCCGCCGAGGGCGAGCCCGCGGTGGTTGACGAGGGCCTCCGGCCTGAAGAGGAGCGCAAGCTCGACGCCGCCCCGGAGAACCGCTAGCGCATGAGCGCGACGGTGCGCGCCGTCGATCCGGCGCTCGGCTATGGCGACATGGACCAGATCAAGGCGATGCTGACCACCACCGGCACGGTCTTCGCGCCGAGTGACGAAGCCCGCCTGACCGAACTCAACCTCGTCCTCAGTCTCGCCTTCGACGACGCCACGGGGCGCACCTTCGGCGTCGCCGGCACGGAGGAGACGCGCCTGGTCTACGCCAAGGGCGGAACCATGCTCGTTCTGCCGAAACCGGTCTGGGCGGTGACGAGCATTGGCACCGGCGGCACAGTCGACGGTGACGAGATGACGGGCGATGCCGCGCTCGACGCCAGCGCGTGGCGGGTCGGGATCGAGGATCATGCCGGCCAGATCCGGGCGCTCGAGATCCTGGCCGGTCTGGGCTCCAACCAGCCGGTCAACGTCACCGCCCGCTGGTGCGACGCCGATCAAGACGATGTCGTGCCGGCCGATGTCAGCTTCGCGGTCGAACGCCTGGTCTGCGAAACCTTCAAGCTCGAGAACATCCCGGTCGTGACCGAGGACGGCGTGGTCGTGCCGCGCTTCGACCCCTGGCTCGACCCGACCGTCGTCAAGACGATCAACACCTACCGCCTGCGGGATCTGGTGCTATGAGCGATTTTCAGATCGACACGCACGAGGTCACGAAGCTCGCGCAGGAGTTCAGCCGGGCGCAGCCGATCATCCGCGAGGAGATGCTCGCCGGCATGAACCGGGTCGTGCTCGTGGTCGAGCGCAGCGCCAAGGCCAACGTCCCGGTTTTGACCGGCACGCTCCGGCGCAGCATCAGCCACAACGTCACCGCGGCCGCGGGGAACGTCACCGCCACGGTCTCGGCGAAAACGCCGTATGCGCGGGCAATCGAAGAGGGCCGCCCCGAAGTCACGATCCTGCCGAAAAAGGGCAAGTACCTCGTCTTCGAGATCGACGGCGAGGTGATCTTCGCGCGCAAAGTGGTGCAGCCGGCGCGGGCGGCGCAGCCCTATCTCAAACCGGCGATCACGAAGAACCGGGCGGCGATCGAGCGCGAGTTCGCGCACGCCGTGCCGCAGCGCATCATCCGCCGGCTAGGAGTCGGCTGATGCCGCTGCCCGAGCTGCGCGACCGCCTCGCCGAAGTCCTGATGCAAACCCCGGCAGTGGCCGTCGACTACGGCACGGAACCGGCCGAGCTGAGCCTGCGGATCGTTTTCCCCTATCAACCGAAGCAACCGCCGGAGATCGTGCCGGCGGCCTGGCTCGGCGATAGCACCGGCACGATCGCGCAGGCGGGTCTCGAGATCTGGGTCCACACCTTGCCGATCACGGTCGCCGTGCACGACGCCGGCGTGGCCGAGATGGAGCGGGCCGCGGTCGAGGCCTTTCTCGCCGCGATCGTGGCCCAGCTACGGCGCCACGTCACGCTCACGTCGAACGATGTCTTCTTGGCGGTCACGGCCTACGAGGAGGGCGTGATCGCGTTCCAGGGCAAGACCTATCGTGGGTTCACGCTGACCGCCGAGCTGACCGAGAAATTTGAGGTCGCCAACGACTACTGGCCACAAGCCGTGTGAGGGATGCCGATGGCTGATGACGCAACGACTCCGACTGTGGAGACGCCACCCGAGCCGGCGGAACCGGTCAAGCGCGCGAAGGCCCTCTACTACATCGGCGACACCGATCCGGTGAGTGGCGCCCCCGCGCAATACGTGCTCGGGGTGCCGGCGCGCGACCTGACGGAGGACGACATTCGGGTCTTAAGCGAAGCCGAGTATGCCGGTGCCCTCGGCGCCGGCATCTACGCCAAGACGGCCCCGGCCCTGAAGAAGGGGGGAGGGAGCTAGGAATGGCGACGATCACGAATGTGCAAAGCCTGCAAGGGCAGGAAGCGAAGATCGAAGCCGAGCGCTGCGTCGCCGAAGCGGTGATGACTCGCTGGCTCTACGCCACGATGGGCAACTTCCGCTGGACCTATGCCCAGGAAGCGCTCGACATTCCGATCCAAACGCGCAGCTTCCACGCGCATAAGGATTTCGCACTCGGGCGCTACCATAACACCTTCAGTTATGAAGAAATCATGAGCTTCGAGGACATGCCCTGGTGGCTCTGCATGATCCTTAAAGGGGGGCCCGGGCAGCGCACCGGCGTCACCACCGGCAGCACCCCGCCCGGCTTCGCCTATGTCTCGGTGCCGAGCAGCAGCGTCGACGATCTCGACAGTTTCACCATGAAGTTCTGGGAGCCGAGCAACATCTACACGATCGACCGCGTGATGTGCAACTCGGCGACCTTCGCCTTCGATGCCGTCAATAACCCGGCCTGGGTGATGACGCTCGATCTGATGGGCCGGCTCCTGACCTCGGGCTCGAGCTACGACGCGGTGGCCGATCGCACCCGCCATATCATCCGCGCCGCCGGGACCAAGGTCTATATCGACGAACCGGGCGGCGTGATCGGCACGACGCAAGTGCTCGGCAAGCTCCGCTCCGGCTCGATTACGATCGATAACCAGATCGAAACCAAACAGTTCAGCGAAGACGCCCTGACTGACGCCTGCGACGTCGGCCGCGGCGAGCAGCTCGTCACCGGCGAGCTCGTGATCGAGTTCAAGGACGATAGCGAATTCGCCAAGATGCGCAGCGGCACCGCGCGCAAACTGCGGTTTGAGGCGCCCGGCGAGGTCATCGGGACGACGCCGGACACGACGTATCTGTGGCAGGTCGATATTCCGGTCGCGCACTGGATGGCGCCGACGATGGACTACGCCGGGCAGAACAAGATCCAAACCTTCGGCTTCATGGGCTACACCGACGCAACCAGCCCGCAGCCGATCAGCATCAAGACGGTGAACGCCCTGGCGACGATCGCGGCTTGAGCACATTTCCCGATTTCGGGACTGATCACCGACGTGAAAGGGAGATTCCCCCCGTGTCGGGGGGAAATGGCGAAGCCAAAGGGGGGAACGAATGCCGGCGCAAACGAAGAGTCAAAACGGGGTCGCCGGCTTTCTCTTTAGCCCGGTCTGGGCCTGGGTTGCCTACCCGGCGCTGGAGATCGCCGGCGACGATCTGCCTGACGACCCGGCCTATCACGGATTTCGGATCGAAGTGATCACGAACATCAACGGCTTCAAGGCGCGCGAGCACGACGTCGCCCTGCGCGCCTTTGTCGCCGCGACGCGCGCCTTCGCCGAGTCGGGCGACATGGAGGCGCTGGATCGAGCCGAGGAGGAGTACCTCGCCGCCATCGCTTGGCGGGTGCGTGCCTGGAATTGGCAAGAACCGAACGTCGCTGGCGAGATCGTCGATCTGCCGGCGCCGGGCAATACCGTCGAGGAGGACGGCTGGCGGGCGTTTTTCTATCTCCCGCCGGAGCTCAGGACGTGGGTCGTGCGCGTGATCCGTCAGGCCGTGCGCCCAAAAGTGACGACCCCGCCATCGCCGAATGCTGGGACTACGGTCGGGCCAACCCCGCCCTCGAGCAGCCCGGCGGCGACGCTCCCGGACTCCTGATCGAGGCGTGGCTGCTGGCCGGCGGACGGATGAACCTGGCCGAGTACGCGCAGCTCGATATGCGCTGGTACTGGGAATTGCGCGCCGCCCTGTCGGCCTGGCGTGACGGCCAAAGTCAGGGCGGCGATATGCGCCGGCGGATGGCCGAGGAGCTGGCTCGCCGGCAGGGGATCGGGGTGACGGGTTAGCGCAGATGAGCGCGGTCGGCGCGCAGGAGCGAAACGTAGATGCGGCCGAGGACGAAAACATGCACCGCCACCGCGAGCGCGAACGGCCAGGCATGGGTCGCCGCCCATGGCGCCCCCGAGGTCGTGCCGTATGGATCTTCAAAGCCATTGCGCCACGCCTTGAAGATGAGCAGCACGATCACGCCGGCACAGGCGGCGATGAAGCCGAGCAGACCGAGCACCTCGCCCTCGCCCAGCGGCTTTGCCGCGGTGGCCGCTTTGGCCGCTTTCGATTGCTCGACATATGGCGTACGCAGATCATCGCCGCGGACCTTGGCCGCGACGCCGGCGGCAAGCAGATTCACGAGCGGTGGTTTCTCGCCGGTCGTATGGGCGGTTCCGCAGGCGAAACAGAGTTCGCGGCTGCCGTCATTCTTTTCCCCGCACTCGGGGCAATACCAGTCCGTGGACACGAAGCACCTTTCCCTTGGGTTTCGCGGCATCCATCGCCGCACGGCCGCAAACCATACCACAACTACGACGTTTCTTGCATAATTAGGGATTTGCAATGGCGACGGGCGAACAGGTCACCATTACCTTAACCGCCAAAGACGGTGCAAGTCAGACCTTCCAAAAGGTCGGGCGCTCAGCCCAGGACATGGGCAAGCAGATCGACGACGCCGGGAAGAGAGCCGGCACGGTCGGCGATCGTTTCAACCAGGCCGGCGCCCGGATCGGGCTCGCCTTCTCGGCAGCGCAAGGAGCGCTGACCGAATTCGCCCGGGCCGCGGCCGAGAGCGAGGCTAGTCAAGCCCGGCTCGATACCGCGATCGAGAACACCGGCCACGTCACCCTCGAATATGCCGACGCCCTCGACAAAGCCAGCGCGGCCGCGATCAAGCTGGGGTTTGACGACGAGGACGCGGCCGACAGTATCGCCACCCTGACGACCGCCACGGGTGACGCGCAGACCGCGATCAATGATCTCTCGGTAGCCGAAGACATTGCCCGCACCCGCAAGATTTCGCTCGCCCAGGCGACCTCGATCGTGGTCGCCGCCGAGCAGGGGCGGATGGGCGCCCTCCAACGCCTCGGCATCCAGCTCGACGCCAACGCCACCCGCGAGGAGCGGATGGACGCCTTGCAGGCGAAATTCGCTGGCAACGCTGAAGCCTATAGCCAGACGACGGCCGGCACGGTCGACCGCTTGCAGGCCGAATTCGGCAACCTCGAGGAATCGGCCGGCGCCGCCTTCGGTCAATTGCAGCCCTTTATCGCCTTACTCCCCGGTCTCTCGATCGCCTACTCCGGCTTGGCGACGACGGTCGGCGCCCTGATCCCGGAATTGGAAGGGGCGGCCGTCGCCGCGACCGCGCTCGATCTCGCCCTCGGTCCGGTCGGTCTCGTTGCCGCCGGTATTGCGGCGGCTGGTGCACTCGCCCTCTTCATTGCCAAAACCGGCGATGCCGATGACCGGATGCTCGATCTTGGCAAGTCGGCGGGTGATCTCAACCAAACGCTCGCCGATCTGGCCACCAGCGGCTTTACGACGGCGCAGCTCGAGGCGATCCGCGGCTACGAGGAAGCCATCCAGGAGATGGGTCGCAACTCGAACGCGACGGTGCCCGAGCTGAAAGCGGTCAACGACCAGATCACGCAGATCCAAGCCCAGCTCGAAGGGCCGTATCCATTAACGATCGATCCCAAGGACGCTGACGCGGCCCGGGCCGCCCTCGAGCGCCAGCTGGCCGCGCTCGAGGCGACGCGCGATCGCTACGAGAGCGCGATCCTGAGCAACGAGCAATACCTCCAGGTCCAGCAAGACATTGAGGAGATCTACGCCGGGGCCAACCCCCTCAACTTTGCCCTCGTCGAGCAACATCTCAAGGATCTCACCGCCGACATGCACGCCGGCGGCGAAACCGCCGATCAGTACGTGCAGAACGTTCACGATCTGAAAGAGCAAGAGGACACCTACGGCTTAAGCCTCGATCAGATCACCCAGCAAACGCTCGATGCCGACGCGGCCAGTAACGAGTATTTCAACACCCTCGGCCGCGGCGGTAAGAGCCTGCAGGTCCTCGGCGATCAATTCACCGATATGGGCGAGGCCTCGCTCCACGCCGCCGACGGGGTCAAGGCGATCGACACGGCGACGAAGTCGTACGTCAACACCCTCTCCGGGGCGGGGCGCGGCGAACAAGTCCTCGGCCAGCAATTCACGGAGATGGACGTCGGCGGGATCAACGCCGCCAATTCCGCCCTCGCCGATACCGCCCGGCGGGCCAACGAGGCCGACGCCGCCCTGCGCAAACAGATGGGCGCCTACTACGGTCTGGCCGATGGCGTCACGACCGCCAAAGACGCGCAAGCCGCGTTCAAAGCGACGCAGGACGGGATCATCGCCGCCCAAGAGCCCTACACGCACCAGCTCAGTGAATACCAAACCCAGCTCGGCTACATCAACGACGCGGTCGATCTGCTCAACCAGCGCCAGGCCGAAGGCATCCCCTTAACCAAGGAACAGACCCAATTCCTGAACGATGCCGGCGACGCTCAGGCCCGGCTCCAGGGTGGGACCGAAGACGCCACGATCGCGCTGGGGTTGCAGGCCGAGCAGTACGCCGAAAACATGAAAATCGGCGACGAGATGAATCAGAAGCTCGGGGATCAGACCGGGGCCACGGAAACGCTGACGGCCACCCTCAACAATCTGATCGCCGCCCTGCAAGGCATTCCGGGGTACGTCTCGTCCACGGTCAATGTCGATACGACCGCGGCCACGAACAACATCAACTACATCAACCGCCAGCTTGACGAGCTCAACGGCCGGACGAGTTACGCCACCGTCGTCATCCAGAGTTACTACACCGGCAAAGGGGTGGGCTACACCACCGGCGAGGCCCTCGGCGGCTTGATCCCGAGCCCGCGCGAGGTCAAACGCGCGCAGCACGGCGCGGCGCTGACCGGCTGGAGTTGGGTGGGCGAGGCTGGCCCGGAGCTGATCTACGCGCCCGGCGCGCGGGTGCTGCCGCATACGGCGAGCGTGGCTTCGACGAAGGGAGCGCGCGCGACCTACTCATTCCCCAATGCGACCTTCAACATTGCGGCCAATGACCCGACGGAGTTCGCGCGCAAGTTCGACCGGCAGATGGCCGCCTACCGCTACGGGGACCTGCGCTAATGCGCCTCCTCGCCTTCAACGGCGTTTCCTTTGCCGCGCTCCAGCTCGGCGCCGGCGTCACCCGTGACGGCCAACCCGGGCCCGAGGTCTCCCCCCTGACCCTGGCCCGCCGCGGGTATCTGCCGGTCCACCTCGGCGTGGCACAGGGCGTGAAAACCATCACCGGCCAATTCATCGTCGCCCCGGGAATCGACGCCGAGCAGGCGCTGCTCAACGCGATCGGCATCTGGAACCCGCGCGATGAGACCGAGCGGTTACTCGAGGGCGAGCTCAACGACGGCACGCCGGTCCAGACTTACGCCGCCCTCGGCGCCTACCGTTTCCTCGCCGTCAACCAATTCGAGCTCGAGTTTTCCCAGGCCGATCCGACCTGGTGGCGGCCGACGCCGGTCACCTACGGTCCGGTGACCTGGCCCTACGAGGCGGCCGCGAGCTTGGCAGCGCCGAACACGGGCAAGGCGTTGACCAATCTCGTCGTCACGATCACGCCGGCGGCGAACAAAGCGAGCGGTGAGTTTCAGTGGCGGCGCCAGTTTACGATTACCAACAACTCCGATATGCCGCTGCGCCGGCACCCGGTCGAGGTCGCGCTCGGCGATACCTCGACCTGGGCCGGACCGCCGATCGCCGGCCGCGTCTGTGTCTTTCTCGACGGGCTCGAGGTCCCGGCC